CGTTTACTCTGAAGGTTATTCAAGACAGTAGCGCCAGATCAATCACATGGCATAGCAGTATAAAATGGGCTGGCGATACAGCGCCTACGCTATCAACGGGTAATGGCGAAGTAGATGTGTTTACTGGTTATACGGTAGATGGTGGCACTAATTATTATATGTTCACCGCAGGGCAGGTAATGTCCTAATGAGCATTGTAGCTAAAAAAATTATGATGGGGTCTGGTGCAGTAGCCCTGCCTAGTGATGACCAGTTCAATAGAACCTCGTTTTTAAGCCATTTTGACGGGAGCAACGATGGCGTGAACAATCAGTTCACCGACGGCTCTGCAAGCAACCACACAATCACAGCTAATGGCAATGTAACTCAAGGCAGCTTTGGGCCATTTGCAAGGCCAGATGGTGAGTGGGGTGTGTCGTTTGATGGCGATGATTACTTAACTGTTGCTGAAACTGGTGCGGATGAATTTACATTTGGCACAGGTGATTTTACTATTGAAGGCTGGATAAACAATCAAGCAGTGGATGCTAGTCAAAGTAGGACAATAATTTCAACCGCCCAAGGTAATGATTTTCAAGGAATTTGGTTTGGTATTAACGGGGGCAAATATTATTATATTTATAACAATAGTGGAGCTTGGTCTGTTATTGTTGATGCTGGTACACCCGTTGCAAATGCTTGGACGCATTTTGCTTTAGTTCGCAACGGGACTTCAAACGTAGTTTATATTAATGGTTCATCTATTGGGTCTACAACCGAGACTGCCCGTGATTTAACAAATACTAATAATCTTCTGGCTATAGGGGGTCGTGCAACTTCTAGTCAATATACTATTTCAACCATGAGTAATGTAAGAGTGGTCAAAGGCACGGCAGTTTATACAGGAAATTTTACCCCAGCAACAAGCAAGCTTACGGCAATTACAAACACCAAACTACTAACTTGCCAAAGTAACAGGTTCGTTGATAACTCAGCTAGTCCACTTACTATTACACCAGCAGGCAATCCATCCGTAACAGCATTTGGCCCATTCCTGACCAGTGCAGGGTATAGTGCAGGGACAAACGGGGCAAGTGCTTACCTTGCATCAGGAGATAGTGACTACTTACAAATGCCAGCACAGACAATACCCACAGGTAGTTTTACCTTGGAGGGTTGGTATTATCTAACTGGAACAGGGCAGGGTCAAACTGTTATTTCGCAAGGTTCTTCTGGTACTTCAACGAGAACTTTTTTTGGAATGGAAGGCAATGAATTTACATTTCAAATGGGAGGCACTGTAGAAAGAGGTCCAACTATCTTAAGGAATTCTTGGAACCATTTTGCTTGCGTATATAATTCAAGTTATCCTTTTATACAAGGATGGCATAATGGTGTTTCTACTGGTGCTACAGGATATTCTGGTGGTGACGCCGAAAATGTTGCTATGCAAATTGGTACACTTGGCTCTAATTGGGGTTCTGGTTACGGACTAACTGGTTATGTTTCAGATATTAGAGTTTCTAGTGGTATTAAATACACTGCGAATAATATTACAGTTCCAACAAGTCCACTAGCTGTGCAAGATTCAAACACCAAGCTATTGCTAAACATGGCAGATGGACAGGCGATTGACAGTGCCGCCCAGAATAATCTGACGTTGTATGGCACAGCTAAAACCAGCACTGCACAGAAAAAGTTTGGCACTGCTTCTTTGTTGCTGGATGGTAATAGTGATTATGCAACTTTTCGTGAAAACGGCGGGAACGATATTGACGGTGGAGGCAATTGGACTGTTGAATTTTTTTGGCGGTTTGTAAATAAAACATCACCATCAACTCAAGAGATTATATCTAAAGGTGCTGGGTTTCAGTTATATACAATTAATGGGTCGTTAGGTTTTGCTTTATCAGCTAATAATAGTGGCACTTATTTTATTAACAGCCCCGGCGGGACAACATTAGATAATGATACTTGGTATCATATCGCCTTAGTAAAAAATGGAACCTCTTACAAATTATATTTAAATGGCACTAGCGATTTATCCGCTACATCCTCTTCAAACATAGACACTGGTGGTTATCCTTGGTTTTTAGGCACCATATCAGGTGCAGAAAGTACATATCCTTCTAATGGTTATATGGATGAAGTGCGTATAAGCAAGTTTGCACGTTACACCAGCAATTTCACAGCACCGACCAAAGCATTCGCAGATAAAGGACAATAGACATGAAGATAGCACGATTAGATGGCAGTACTATAGGCGAGATAGCAGACCACAAGTCTCTGTTTCCAAATACTAGCTTTCCAAAGTCTGGACCTGATGCTGATTGGCTTGCGGCTAACTCATGTGCCGAGGTGGTTGTGTTCTTAGCTTACGATAGTGCTACACAGAAGAACGAGAGTGTCACGCCATATCTGCAGGACGGTAAAGTATATACACGGCGTGTAACAGACATGACTTCTGACGAACGTGCGGCGGTGGTCACTGCTGCTAATGCTGAAGTAGCTACACGTAACAGAGCAGAGAGAGATAAACGTCTTGCTGCATGTGATTGGGTAGTAACAAAAGCATTAGAATCTGGTGGGTCTGTACCGTCAGCATGGGTTACTTACCGCACAGCCTTACGTGATATTACTACTCACTCTAACTGGCCTAACTTAAACTATCCTGACATGGATGGCAGCGGCGGCGATTGGCCTACGGAACCTAGTTAATGGCAGATATAAATGAGCGCGTTTCTGCGTTAGAAAAGGATGTAGTTGCTTTGCAAACAGAAGTAAGAATCCAATTCAAGGAAGTCTTTACTAGGATTAAGCGACTTGAGGCTGTGCTTATAGCTACATCTGGTGCAACAATTATTATGCTTTTAACTATTCTTAGTAGGATGGGGTAAGCATGTGGTACATGTTTTTGTCCTTGTTCTTTATCTCGGCATGGGAGCAGAGCGCGTCCCTATAAAGTCTGAACTTTATTTTAGGCGAGTAGATATTTGCAACTGGTATGCCCAAGAGTTAGTCCGTCGCTTTGGCTACCCACAATCTAATGACTATGGCACTGCTTACTGTATTCCTCAGAAGGTAAATCCAAATGAGGTAACAGTTTATGATTGATCCTGTCACTGCTTTTGCTGCTGCCAATGTAGCATTTAAAAGTATTAAGACTCTTGTTGGTGCTGGTCGTGAGCTAGAAGACGTAAGCAAACAACTTGGTTCTTGGTACTCTGCTGTTGCTGACATATCTAAAGCTGAGTCTCAGCGTAAGAAACCTACTCTCTTAGAAAAACATTCTCACAGCGGTGACATTGAACAGGAAGCAATGGACATTGTTATCCGCAAGAAGACTCTACTTGAACGGGAAAAAGAGATTAAGTTTATGCTTAATATGCGATTCGGCCCATCAACATATGACGATATGTTGCAAATGCGTAGACAAATTCGTAAGGAAAGAGAAGAAACTGTGTATGCTGCGATGGAAGCTAAGAGACAAATAGCTAACAACTCTGCTATAGCTGCTTTGTCTTTAGGTATAATTAGTTTGCTTGGTGGTGGAATTTATTTAATTGTGTTGGCTACTAAATGATTTTTCTTGTTGCTTATTTTTATGCTGGTTTGGTTAATCCTGAGTTTGTTACTTGCCAGTTAGCTAAACGCACTAAGATACAAGGCGAAATGGTTTGCATTTACAAAGGGCCAAATAATACGATAGGGTATCACTACCCAAGTTTTAGTTTTAAAGAGTGTCCGAGACAGTTTCAGTGTCGTTATTCTCCTAATGTAAAGCGGCGTCCAACTGTCAAAGAGATAATGGAAGGCTTGCAAGGAGGCTTTGAATGACAATAGTTTTTTCTAAGATACTAGAGTACAAACTTCTACCTCGTTTTATGATGTTTGTAATGACTGTAGTTTATGTGCGCTGCATTGAGTGGGCGTTATCTATGCCTGACATATCAACACAACAAGCCAGTCTAATTTCTGTAGTTACAGGCGCTATGACAGGAGCGTTTGCTGTCTGGTTGTCACACGAAAAATGATAGGTGGTATTGTTACTGCGATCAGTGGTCTTGCTAGTAGTTACATAGACGGTAAGACAGCAGTACAAAAAGCTAACGCTGAAATAGCTTTGAAAAAAGCCACCTCGGAAACTGATTGGGAGCAGTCAGCTATAGAGGCTAGTAAGGATTCGTGGAAAGACGAGCTATGGACAGTAGTGTTTGTAGCTATTCTTTTAATGAACTTTATTCCTTCTATGCAGGACGTAATGGCACAGGGCTTTGCTAATCTTGAGACCACACCGCTGTGGGTACAGTGGGGTATGTATGCAAGTATAGCTGC